GGTTATACTTAGGTTTGATGCTGAACTGCCATTCCAACTAAAGGGTGTATCTGTACCATTTACAAAAATGGTTAAACCATTAAATTCAACTGTCTGAAATCTACCATTTGATAGACCTGTTTTTTTACTGACAGCAGTACCAGTATCTATCTGATATAAAATGCCATCTGATCCTACAGCCAGTAATTGTCTGTTTGCTCCTGCATGATGCTCAACCAATGTTTCAACATTACCTGTACCTATACCAGTGCAGAAACTAGAATACCCTTCTCTTGTTGTTATCTTTTCCACAGTTGGAAAAAAATTACTCATTACTATGGCATCTGTTTGTGGCATAGCATCCAAGCTATCTCTTGAATTCAAACCACCAAAAGGTGCAGGTATGTTTACAGACCTAACATTATATCTGTTTGCTGATCTTAATGGTTGTAACATTACACACTACCAAAACCAGAGTCAGGCAGATTAAAACTGTAGGGGCTAACCCTTAATCGTCTTGCATCATCAAAACTTATAACTGGTGATCCACCTGATCGTGACACAGCCTGTCTTAACTCTAATTGGTACTGTCTGTAATCTTCAGCAAAATCTAAGCCGTGCATCTGCTTAAATCTCCAGGTAACACCCATCTCAATAAGCAGTTCATCTAGTATGCCTGTGTCTGTATCAACAGTAAAAGCAGGCTGTGATGTACCATCTGTCTTTTGATTCCAATGAGAACTTACATATTCAAAACCTATTGTTTCTGTTGCAGTAGGTGTTGGTGTAATGTCAAACTTCAAAGCATTAGAACTAGACTTCAATCTAAATCTTTGTGTAATACCTGCACTTGCTGTTCCATGCCTGTCTAACTGATATTGCTGTGGTGTAAGTGGCCCAGTAAACTTATCTGTATCTGTTCTGTTAAAAGCTGTGTCACCTACAAACCTGTCAAAATCAGTTGGCAGTGCATAAGACTGTGTGCCATTAGATGTAGAAAACGTATGTTCTTTTAATAATATTGGCCATGCTGTAGCCCTCATTAGCTGCTTGCCCTCACGTTGGCATAAAGCAAGTAACTGCCTAGCCGTTGGTGAGGTATTACCGATTATTGTTGTTTCTCTCTCAAAACCTGTAAAATCAGCTACGTTCTGACATATCGTTAGTAGGCTCATCTGGTATTCCTAAATTAAGTGGTTTATGTACTTTTTCTTGTTTAGGCTTAGAATTAGTTGATAGTTCTGCAATACGTTGTAATTCAACATACGGCTCACCTATTGTACGCAAATGTTCTATATCGGCTTTTGCCAACTGTTCAACAGTCTCAATACCAATCAGTTCTAATTCTATTCTTCTAGGCTCTGACATAGCAGGCAGTTCTTTCAATGAAGTACCTTTTGGCTTTGCCTTGCCTTTTGTCTTTTTGTAGGCTTCCCATTCTTCAGGAAACCTAGATAAATCTTCAGGTCTAACAGGACACTCAAAAACATCCTTCATACCCTTAATCGTAATTCTTACAAAATCACGCATCTTACCATTGAACTCACGTTCATAGAATTGTGGTTCTACTGACATTTAATCCCTCCAGATTAGTTAGTAAGGGGCAAGTTGCCCTGCCCCTAGTTTTATTTACATAGGAAAATCACAGATTATTTCTTTATCTGAAATGTCTCCTGCTATCGCACAAATGTGATCTGTGGCTGCTGTAACAACATCTAACTTACCATCAGAACTACCTGTTGGTGTTAGGTTGCTTCCATCTGATCCTGCTGTTAGTGCTGCTGCCATTGTTGCAGGGCCTTTGATTTGTACCCAACAAAATTGTCCATCTGTCGGTGCTGATTGCAGAATACCTGCTCCGATTTCTACAGAATCAGATAGATCACTTGTGACCTTGAATGTCTTATATCCATCCAATGTGTAGTAATATGCTGCATTACCACTTGCTGCTGCTACACTACCTGATCCAGTATCATACTGAACATATTTGTATATTCGTGTACCATTGGTCTCATCAATGATAGCACCTAACTGACCTGGCTTAAACTCTGCTGTGTCAGCTACGGCTGTTGGGTCAATACCCATTACTGCTGCTATTGTCATAACAACTTATCCTTTCTTTCTAATTAATGTTAAACGTGAATAACACCCTGTAAGGCTCTGTTACTTATGGTTAAATTACCACTGAAGAACATCGGTGTTACCATTGCGTCCTGATTGACACTCATCTTAGCTTCACCAGGAACAAAGTTTCTGTTAGCTGCAACTTCCAATCTCAAGTAATCTGTATTTAAGAAATACATCTTATTTGTTGGACAAGCATCATCAAAGATCACGTCTGAATTAAGATACTGAACACTTGTAAATCCAGAGTTTGCTAATGTATCAGATGTAACTCTCTGAATAGCCTGTAATGAGCCTAAAAAGGCTTTATAGGCATTTGCATCAGCCATAATTAAGTCTGGGCTATCTGCGCCACGAACTAAACTCAAATAGATATTATTCATATCTGATTGTATGTTTGCCGTACTAAATGCAGAACTTGTTGCAGTAATCTGTGCATTTTGGAAAAATGTAAATGTAGAACTGTTAATCCCACCAACTGTACCTGTTCCTGCATCTGCTACAAGTAACTGTAGACCACCGATTTCTTTACCACCAGAGCCTGTACCATCAGAATATAGTGATGTTGAAAGAGTGTTCATCATTGTCTTTTCAAGAACACCAATTCTTGACTCAAGCAAGTTAATAACAGCTTCTGTTCCAGAGTTTTGTATCTGCTCTAAACCAGAGATTGTCACATTACCTGCAAGTTGTTTGTAGTCAAAAACAGCACTTGTCAAAACATCTGAAGGTGAAACATCTAATGTCTCATATCCAGAATAGAAC